GATTACGACTACACCACGGACGTGGGCCTCATCCGCATCCGGCCCGGCCGGGAGCTGCCGTCGGCGCGGGTTGTGCCGCCCGACTGGCGCCCCCAGTCGCGGCTGTCCATGATCACGGTGGGCTGCTCTGAGGGCAGAGACGCCACGGCCTGGGCCACCCGGATCACCAACCCCAACCTGGTTTCACGCATCGCCGGTCGTGAATACGACGCCATTGAATGCGCGAACGCTCCCGCGCAAGGCCGCTCCGGCGGTGGCCTCTACACCACCGATGGCCACCTGGCCGGCGTGTGCGACTTCGCCGAGCCCGTGGGCAACGTCGGCCTCTACGCCTCGCCGCGCTCGATTTACAAGCTGCTCGATCGGTGCAACCTCACCGCCCTCTACCGGCGCCACCGTGCCGATCGCGGCGAGCAACTCGCGGACCGGGACGCCCCCGGCCGCCGGGACGTTCCACCCGTGCCCCTCGCCTCGCCACCCACGTGGCCGGGAGACGTGATCGCACTGCTTGCCAGCGCCGCCACCCTCGCCCTGGCGTGCTGGAGGACCTGACCATGGTGGTCCTGGTCGGCGTGTGGCTCGGCTCGATGATCAGGTGTGGCCGGTGAGCGGCCTCCTGGCCTTCGCAACCGTGATTCTCGTGCTGGCCGGCGGGCTCATATTCGTCGCCTGGCTCACAGAGAAACTGGAGAAATAGCACATGCTCTGCGGCGGCCTCCTGTCTCTTGTCGTGACGGTTCTCATCGTCATGGCCCTCTGGAAGTACATCACAAGAAAAGACGATATATGACCGTTCCCACGTCCTGGGGTATCGAATCGCTGGGCCACAACCTGGCCAACCTCGCCGTGTTCGTGATGCTCGCGATGGCCGGTGCCAAGTTCATCAGCCACCTGGTCAATGGTCCTGACCGCCGCCCCAAGCCCCCTCCCGCGAAACTAGGTCCGTCCGCCATGCGCTTTCCGTTTGCCTCGATTCCCGCTGCCGCCGTGGCCCCCGCGGATCTGGCCGCGAAGTACAACGCAGCGCAGCTCTCCGAGGCTCTCTACCTGGCCATTGAGAACGAGCGGGTCGAGCGCCACGGGGCTGATCTCCTGGAGCGCGTGCGCGCCTCGATGGGAGCGCCGGACGCAAAAAACGACGTGCCGAAGTCACCGCCCGCCACAACCGTAATCGGGAGCAACGCATGACAGCTATCCTCGCCGCGCTCAAGGCCATGGGGCCCACTGGCCAGAAGTACCTGGACGCTTTGGAGCATATCCTCCTGGGCATGTTGTTTCACGCCATGGGGCAGATCGCCTGGGCTGACACCGCCTTTCTCACCGGACTGACACTGATGGGCTGGACACTGCCTGCGCAGGTGCCAGTTGCTCCGGTCATTCCCCCCGCGGTGGCTGCGTGAAACTCATCGAGCGGATCGTTACCCTGGGCTGCTGGGCGCTCGCGCTGGCCTGCTGTGGCCTGGTGAGCTGGTATGCCTTCCAGAATGCGGTGGGACCATGACCTCTTACGTGGTGCTGATCATCGCGATAGTCGTCTCCTTTGTGGTGGGCTTTGTCGTGGGCATCGGCGTCGTTGTGCGCGAGATCGAGCAGGCCGAGAGCGATCGGGAACCCAGTGGCACGCCCTCGAAAACCGACAAAACCGACGCCTAAAAAGAGGCGCGAGTGGACCGCGCCCTTTCTGGCCGCGCTTGCGAAGTCGCCCAGCGTGACTGATGCCGCTCGCAAGGCCGGCGTGAACCGTGACACCACCTACACCCGCCGCATGCTCGATCCGGTTTTCTCTGCCGCATGGGATGACGCCCTCGAGCAATCGACAGACGCCCTGGTGGCCGAAGCGCATCGCCGCGCAAAGAAGTGGAGCGACACGCTCCTGATTTTCCTTTTGAAGTGCCACCGTCCGAAGGTGTACCGCGAGACCGTGCGTAACGAGGTGACCGGCGCCGACGGCAGGCCGTTCCAAGTCCATTTCTTCCTTCCCGAAAACAACCGCGACCCAAGCGAGGCAACCGATGCCAGACCCGACCCAGCCAGTACCACCAGTACCAGTGGACAAGAACGCGCCAGTGGATGTGAAGCCGACTCCGGAGCAAGTGGCATCCGGGAAGCTGCCGATCACGATCGAAGAGAAGAAGGCGCTGCGCCGGCTTTATCCTGACCAGGTGCGCGAGTTCCTGCACAAGACCGCCGAGCACTTCCACTTCTTGAACAAGACCGCCGATGGGCAGATGTGCCTGGTGCCCGTCGCCAAGGTGGAAGCCGAGCTGGGCAACCCCACGCCCACGGACGAGCCCAACGATCAGCCCGCGCCGCAGGGTACGAAGAAGATCGCGGTCGCACAGGGGCTCAAGCCGGCTCCGTGAGTGATTGCTGATCGCCTCGAGATCCGGCCGCAGGAAGGCCCTCAAACGGCCTTCCTATCGACATCCGCAGATATCGCTGTCTACGGCGGCGCGGCTGGCGGTGGCAAGACCTGGGCGTTGCTGGCTGAGCCATTGAGGCACGTTCACAACCCGCGATTCGGGGCGGTCTTCTTCCGGCGCGAGCTGCCTCAGATCACGAACGAGGGCGGCGCGTGGGATGAGTCGATCGAGCTGTATCCGCATGCCGGCGCGGCGCCTCGCAGCACGTCGCACGAATGGCACTTCGCCTCGGGCGCGTGCATCTCGTTTCGGCACCTGCAATACGAGTCAGACAAGCTTGCCTGGCAGGGTAGCCAGGTGTGCCTGTTTCTCTTTGACGAGCTGACTCACTTCTCTGAGAGCCAGTTTTTCTACATGTTCAGCCGCAACCGCTCGACTTGCGGTGTGCGGCCTTACATCCGCTGTTCGACCAACCCGGACAGCACGAGCTGGGTCAAGCGCTTCCTGGCCCCGTGGGTGGACAAGAAATATCCGAACCCGGCGCGCTCGGGTGAGATCCGCTGGTTTGTCCGAGTGGACGGCAAGCTCCGCTGGGTGCCCGAGGGCACGCCGGATGCGAAGTCGGTCACATTCGTGCGCAGCAGTGTCTACGACAACAAGATTCTGCTCAGGAAAAACCCGGAGTACGTTGGCAACCTGAAGGCCATGCAGGCTGTCGATCGGGCCCGCTTGCTCGACGGCGATTGGGATGTGAAGCGCGAGGGGCTCGTCTATCCGACCTTCTCTCGCTGTGTCGTGCCACACTTCCAGACGCCTTTTGGCGATCGCTTCGGCGGCATGGACTGGGGTTTTCACAACCCGTTTGCTGCCCTGGGCGCGACGCTCGATCACGACGATATCCTCTGGGTCTACTTCGAGCGCTACGGGGGCCAGCAGGCCCTCTCGCAGCATGCTCAGTTCCTGCTGAAGGACGATCGCCTCTGGTTCGGTGACCCCGCCGGTGCCGACCAGATCGCGGAGATGCGACGGGCCGGCTTCCGGATCGTGCCGTGCGTGCACAAGGGCACCAAGCCCTTGATGAGCGGCATCGACCAGGTGAGCGAGCGCATTCGCACCGGGCGACTCAGAGTCAGCGACCGATGCGTGAACTTGATCGAAGAATCGCTCAATTACGCGTATGATCCGGACAAGACAAAAGAAGAGCCCATCGACGCATTCAACCACGCCCTGGGCGCTCTGCGTTACATGATCGTCGGGATGGACAGGGGCCGCGCAGTGCAGGCCAAAGATCCGGCTACCGAGGTGAACCGAGAGCGGGAAGAAGAAGCGGCGCGCAAAGAGGCCGAGGCCGAGTGGGCCCGGCCAGACAACCCGGCTTTTTGGGAGTAGAGAAGAACACCCGAGCTTGGACACCCTCGCCTTTGACAACACGATCGCCGATGCCTCTGCCAACTGCGCACCCGGTGCGTACACAGACTACGAGTGGAAGGCTGGCGGTCCCGCCGGCGGCGCAACCTACGGCGCCATGCCGGGCATGGGCGGTCCCATGTTCTCGGACGCCTTCGGCCGCAAGCGGGCGCCCACTTCTCGCGAGCTGCTCGAAACCTACAAGTCGATCAACTACGCCTGCGCCCAGCTCAACGCCAACGCAGTGGTCTCGACCCCCCTGCGACTCTACGCCACCACGGGACGCAAGCAGGGCAGGCCCAAGGGCTGGGAGTGCCGCACACTCGACCCCAAGCAGACCCGGGCCCTCAAGCAGCGCCTGGCGGACTACGGTGGCCTCACCCCGACGATTCGCGCCGCAACCGAGATCGACGAGGTGCTCGAGCATCCGATCCTCGAGACGCTCAACGAGCCGAACGAGCACTTCGATTTGCACGGCTTGCTGTACTACCTCACGACGAACATGGACATCGTCGGCGGTGCCTACGTCGAGCCCGTGCGGGACGGCCTGCGCGTGCCCCGCGAGCTCTGGCCGCTACCCTCGTACCTGGTCGTTCCGCTGCCCGGTTTTGATGGCAACATCCTCCGCGGCTACAGCTACCTGGGAATGACGTACGAGCCCGACGAGCTGGTGCGCTGGCGCATCCAGTCGATGCGGGACCCGTACCTCGGACAGTACTCGCCGGCGCAGGCGGCCTACGAGTACTCCGGTCTGCACGATGACTTTATCTCCGTCCAGGCCCAGCTCCTGGAGGGTGGCCCGCGCCCGGACATGGTCGTGAGCCCCCGGGACCCGGCGCTTGGCTTCGGCCGCGATGAGCGCAAGCGCATCGAGATGGAGATGAACCGGAAGTTCTCCGGTGGCCGCACAGGCCGCGTGGTGGTCACCGACGGCGCCCTGCGCCTCGACCCGCTCTCCTGGGTGCCGGCCGACCTGAACGCCCTGCAAATCAGCGACGAAGCCCTGAACGGCGTGGCCCGTTGCTTCGGCGTGCCGATCAGCTTGCTCAAGACCGAGGACGTCAACCGCGCCAACGCGGACGCCGGCAAGGCTCAGCACGGCTATCTGGCCGTGGCACCGCGCTGCTACCTGATCGCCAGCGTGCTCAACCGCAAGCTCGTGCGACCGATGGACCGCCGGCTGTTCGTCGCTTTTGATAACCCGGTGCCTACGGACATCGAGCTCAAAAACAAGACGCGCCAGGGCAACCTGCAAATCGGCTTTTCCTCGATCAACGAAGAGCGCTTCGAGGACGGTCTCGACAACGTGCCCTGGGGCGACGTGCCGATCCTGGCGAGCTCAATGGTGGCCTTCGACCCGGACGCGGTGGCGACGGCCGCAGACGCCGCGGCCGCGATCGCGGAGCCCGACCCCGACCCCGACGAGACGCCGGAC